GACTTGTGGTGAGTTGGTATTCGGGTAAATGTTCAAAATACCGTATGACAATACTAAGAGAATGTACTTCAAGATATAACAATAGAAACGATTCTATTGACCTTGTTGTGGGTAAGGGTAAAACTGAAATCCCACTTCATGACCGAATAAACTAAACTCAGAGAGTTAAGGTAATGGCACAGAGGTTGTACTCACTTCAACGATGACTAACCATCATTTAGAAGAATTTTCGTAACTGAAAGGTGTTAGGTACAAGGTAGAAAAAATCTGAGCTTGAAGTTGTAGGTAATCGTTAATCCTACATCCCCAAAAATTTCAACTTTAAAAAAAGGTTCGACCGATTTTTAGTTTCCACTATATATTAAACTTAAAAAACTACAGAACCTTTTTTTTTGTCTTTTTTGAAAATAAAATGTATTTTAGTTAAAAAATGATATACTTATTAATGTATCAAGGTTACACTTGATTAATTAATGAATAATGAACAATAAACATAATGGAGAATAATCAATGGATTTAAATGCAATTAAAAAGCGACTCAATCAGTTACAAACCACAAATAATCGTACTTCCAGTCTTTGGAAACCACAACCAGGTAAAACTCAAATAAGAATCGTTCCTTATGCATTCAATAAAGATAATCCTTTTATTGAACTTTTCTTTCATTACAATCTGAACAATCGTTCTTATCTTTCACCAACTTCTTTTGGAAGACCAGACCCTATTGAAGAGTTTGCTCAAAAACTAAAAGGAAGTGGTAGTAAAGAAGATTATCAACTTGCTCGTAAGTTAGAAGCTAAGATGAGAACTTTTGCTCCAGTCATTGTAAGAGGTGAAGAAAAACAAGGAGTGAAGTTTTGGGGATTTGGAAAGACAGTTTATCAAGAACTACTTTCTATAATAGCAGACCCTGATTATGGTGATATTACAGACCCAGTAAATGGTCGTGATGTCGTGGTAGAATTTCTATCAGCCGAAGAGACAGGTGCAAGTTATCCTAAAACAAACATTCGTGTTAAACCAAATCAAACTCCTATTTCTGATGAACCTGATGTTCTTGAATTAGTCAAGACACAACAAGACATTAAAGAAATCTATCAAGAGTTGTCGTATGAAGATTTGACAGATGTGTTAAATGAGTGGTTGAACCCAAGTGAAGATTCATCTGAAGATGAAAAAGAAACTGTATCAACTACTGATTTGAAAAGTACACCTGTGGCAAATAATACTACAGAGGCTTTTGACGAGTTATTTAACTCTTAATAGTAAATTCATAATGGGGTGGCTAAGGTTTTTACCACTGCTAGTATCAAACGGAACACTCCGTACTTCTGGAACCACCCCACATTTCTTAAAATAGGAGATTAATATATGGCATCAGTACACGATGTTTTGGCAGATACTCTGGCTGACAGTTTAAATAAAAAATTCAAAGATACTAAAGTAGCATATTTTCTTGATGGTACGGATACAACACCTACTGATATTAAGGATTTTATTTCTACTGGTAGTTCTATGTTAGATTTAGCAATATCAAATAGACCAGATGGTGGAATCGCAGTTGGTCGTATCACAGAAATTAATGGATTAGAATCAAGTGGTAAATCACTACTTGGTGCTCATTTACTTGCAGAAACTCAGAAGAAAGGTGGAGTTGCAGTTTATATAGATACTGAAACTTCAGTTTCACAAGAGTTTATGGAAGTTATCGGAATAGATATGAGTAAAATGTTATATCTACATTTGGAAACCGTTGAGGATATTTTTGAAGCAATTGATGAGATTGTAACTAAAGTTAGAGAAAGTGATAAAGATAGGTTAGTTACAATCTTAGTTGATTCACTTGCAGCTGCATCAACTAAAGTTGAGATGGAAGCAGATTTTGATAAAGATGGTTGGGCAACTGCAAAAGCAATTGTAATTAGTAAAGCAATGAGAAAGATTACTCAAATGATTGGTAAACAAAAAGTAGCATTAGTGTTTACTAATCAATTAAGACAAAAGTTGGGTGTAATGTTTGGAGACCCTTGGACAACAAGTGGTGGAAAAGCACTACCATTTCATGCATCTACTCGTATTCGTTTAAAGAATATGGGACAGATTAAGGATACAGGTAAGAATGTACTTGGTATGAAGTGTAGAGCACAGATTATTAAAAATCGATTAGGCCCACCTTTACGACACGCAGATTATGATATGTATTTCGATAGAGGTATAGATAATTATGGTGCGTGGTTGACTGTATTAAAAGAACATAAGTTAGTTAAACAAGGTGGTTCTTGGTATACTTTAACAGACCAAAATGGTAAAGACCACAAGTTTATGTCTAAGGATTGGGAAGAATTAATTACAGGTGATGATGATTTGAGAGAACACATCTATAAAATCATTTGTGATAAAGTGGTTCTCAAGTATAGAGAAAAACTTGGTATTGATGATGTGGAATTTACTGATGAGGTTCTTGGTGACTAAACAGAAATATCTTTCAATACTTGACGAGATAAAAAAATCTGGCGGTAAGGTAGATAGTGGTGAACCAAACGACTCGGTTTTATTAATAGACGGATTAAATACTTTTATAAGGGTATTTACCGCAATACCAACTACCAATGAAGATGGTATTCACATTGGTGGAATAGTTGGTTTTTTAAGGTCAATTGGTTACACTATAAATATGGTTAGACCTACTCGAACTATTATTGTATTTGATGGTAAGGGTGGGTCTAACCGCCGTAGAAAGATTTTTCCAGGTTACAAAGCTGGTAGGAAAATGTCTTTGAGATTAAATAGGACAGATGGAATTTCTTTAACTCGTGAACAAGAACACAAGATGATGATTCAACAACTGAATCGAGTTATTGAATATCTTGAATGTTTACCTTTAACAATAACTAATATTCCTAATATAGAAGCAGATGATGTTATAGGTTATTCATCTAAACATTTATTTGAAAAAAAATGTACCATAATGTCTACTGATAAAGATTTCTTACAATTAATTGATGACAGGATACAAGTATACTCCCCTACCAAAAAGAAAATGTATGATAGGGAACGAGTGTTAAATGAGTATGGAATAAACTCTTCTAACTTTTTATTGTATAGAATTCTCGATGGAGATGTTTCTGATGGTATACCAGGTATTAAAGGTGCTGGCCCGGCAACATTAAAAAAACTATTTCCTTGGCTTGAATCACCACATCGTTATGATATAAATGATTTGATAAAAAGTGCTGATACTAAGAAGAAACAATATAAGTTATGTAGTTTAATTACGGAGAGTAAGGAACAACTCGAATTAAATAAAAAACTTATGGATTTAGATGATTTAAATATATCAGGTCATAGTAAAAGGACTATTCAAAATATTATAGAACAACCTATTCAACGGACAATAAAACATAAGTTTCAAAAAATGTTTTTAGAAGATAAACTTTATACTGCACTTCCTAATCTTGATAGTTGGTTAGCAACAACATTTAATAGATTGAATGTAATGGCAGAAAAGACTCATGGGTAGAAAAAGAAAATACCATAGTGAAAAGGAGCGAAGGGAGGCACAACGCCGATGGCAAATGGAACATTATAGAAGAAATGCGGAGGAGATAAAATCCAAAGCAAGAAAAAAATATAGAGATAAAAAAACAAAGGAATTTTATGATAAAAAACTTAACGATTTGTATAGTAACCTTGATATTTAATATTGGTTATGAGTGAATCTTTAATACAATACGGCACAAATTTTCAAAGTAAATTAATAACATCACTTTTAGTAGATAATAAATTCACAAAACAGATTATTGATATTTTAGAAATAGGATATTTTGACTCTGATTCAAATAAATTTTTAGTAAAATCAGTTAAAGATTATTTTACTAAATATAAAAATACTCCTACAATGGAGGCATTAAAAGTTTTAGTTGATGATGTGGATAATGATGTATTAAAAACTTCAATCATTGATAGTTTACGAGGTGCATGGCAACATCGAGAATCACCTGATTTAGAGTTTATAAAAGAAAAATCACTTGAGTTTTGTAAAAATCAAGTTGTTAAGAGTGCCATAATGGAAAGTGTTGAATTATTAGAAACTCAAAAATATGATGAGATAAAAACTATTATAGATAAAGCAATGACTGCAGGTGTAGAACGAGATATAGGTCACGAGTACATCACTGGTTTTGAAGAACGAATGAATCAACAAGCAAGAAATACATTACCAACACAATGGGATAGTGTTAATGATTTGATGGATGGTGGATTGGCAGGTGGTGAACTTGGAGTTGTAGTTGCACCTGCTGGTATTGGTAAATCTTGGACACTACAGGCCTTAGGTGCTCATGCTGTTAAAAAAGGATTGACAGTGATTCATTATACATTAGAGCTAAATGCTCAGTATGTAGGATTACGATATGATACCATCGTAAGTGGACAACCGACTGGAAACCTACAATATTATAAAGAAGAAGTACTGAAAAAAATCGGACAACTAAAAGGTGAGTTGATAATAAAATACTATCCAACAAGAACTGCAAGTGTAAATACTTTAACTGCACATTTACAACAATGTGAACTACAAGGTATCAAACCAGATATGGTTATTGTGGATTATGCTGATATCATGAAATCAACACAAAATTTCAATGAGAAACGACATCAGATAGGTCATGTATATGAAGAGTTAAGAGGTATGGCAGGTGAGTTTGATATTCCAATATGGACTGCATCACAGGCAAATCGTTCATCATTAGAGGAAGATGTTATTGATGCAAGTAAAGTATCTGAGGATTATAGTAAAGTGATGACAGCAGATTTTGTGATGAGTATGAGTCGTAAGGTAGAGGATAAGATTGCGAACACAGGTAGATTTCATGTAATCAAAAATAGATTCGGGCCTGATGGAATAACCTTTCCAGCAACCATAAATACAAACACAGGTTTCATTCAAATTTATGAAACAAACACGAAAGGGGGACAAGAAGTACAAGGGAAAATGAATAATGCTGATGAGTATATTCGTAAAACATTAGCACAAAAAAAGAAAGATTTTGACAACGATGGGTTTGAATAAAACTTCAAAGAAAAACTTTTAAAAACTTCTAAAAATATGTATATATTGTATTATTAAGTTCGATATATATAATACTTAGATATAGAGTTTTGAAATTAATTAGGGATGTTACTATTATGGACAATAAAAAATTTGTTTTATCAGAAAATTTTATAAGTAAATACAAAAGAAAGAAACCACCATTTGGTTTTAATGGTCTTGGTGAATTGGTTTATATGAGAACCTACTCAAGAATTAAAGAAGATGGTAAGAACGAAAGATGGTGGGAAACAGTACAAAGGGTTGTAGAGGGAACCTACACCATGCAAATGAATTGGATTGAATCACATCAATTAGGGTGGAATCCG